CTGAGCAGCTAAGTACTCGTCAGAAACAATGCGCAGAGTGCGCATGCCCTGCTGTAGTCTTGCTAGCTGCGCAGAAATAGTATCTAGAGATGCGCCTGGCATCTGATTTAAAGTATTACTAAATGCAGCAGCTTCACTTTTGAAGCGGCCTAGATTTGCTCTAGCTGCTTCGATGTCTTTGTTTAGTTGTAAGAAGGCAGAGGAGCCTGGCCTGGTCTGATCCCTAAGGCGTTCTAGGGCTGTGACCTGTTCCTGCAGGGCCTTAGCGTTCTGTTTGCTGGCTGCTGCGTTACTTAAGAGACTCTGACGCTGGCGCTCAACTGCATCCGTAGAGCCGCGTATGACACCTGTGAATCGGTTGATGTCGTCGGTAAGTTCTGTGTAGGCGGTACTGCAGTATTCTGTCTGGGCACGTAGGCCTTTGAAGGCACTGACGAGTGCATTAGCTACGCTTTCGGTATTGCCAGCCTGTTGCGCAAACTGCAGTAGCTTAGTCCTTACATTACTTATACTTTGCTCACTTAGACCAGTTACCTTCTCAAGATCGCGAAAGGACGACTTGAGCTTGCTTAGTTCCTGCTCGCCCTGGATGCCAAGCTTGATGAAGAGCTCGCTTACCTGCTTGGCCATGCTGTCAAGCCTCCTGCTTAGCGAAAGTGCTTAGGGCCGCGGACTCCATGACCTGAAGGCCCTCAAGCATCTCGCGACGGTCTTCCACGCAGTATAAGTCGAAGAGGCCGCCTGGGTTTAGGAGCACGTCGTAGCGCAGACCCACGTAGCCCGCCATCGAGACGGTCCACTGGGTCTGCATCCTTAGGAACATCATGACAATGTCCCAGTTCTCGTCCCAGACGACGAACTTATCGTCCTCTTCGGACGTGGCCGGCTTAGCGAGGACGATCCCGAAGGCTTTGGCGTCCTCGTCGGTCTTGTCCTCGACTTGCTTACTGCCGCGTGCCCAGTAGGCCGCGGCGTCCTTCAGTTTCCCACCTTGGCCCCATCGAAGGTATCGGTGTAGGCCTTGAGGACACCGCGGATCCAGTAGGGGTCGTCGGCAAACTCCTTGATCGCATCAGCGGAGAAGGGGATGGCTTTGCCTGCCTCGTCGTCGATCCCTTCCCAGCCGACGAGCACGGCCTGGAGAAGTTCTAGGTCGCTTTTGCTGCCAAGCTTGGCAAACTCGGCACGGCCAATCCGCTTGAATGTGGCATCGAAACTGGTTGTCTCGAATACGCCTCCGTCAGCCGGCTCCTCGACGTTCACGGGCCACTTGAACGTCTTGACCTTCTTGCGGACGAACGCCATAAGTTGCGTGGGAGGTTGCACTACAAGTTAAGCATAGGCTTACCACGGGAAAAACGCCCCTAGGTTGGCGAGGCAACCTAAGGGGCGTGGCAGCTAAGTTGCGTGGCAGCTGAGTTGCTTGGCTGCGTGGCGCGGCTTAGGTGAAGGCGAGGGTGAACTCGCCGCTGGAGGCGTCGTTGGGGACGGCTGTGTACGGCATGGTGAGCATGGCGATGCCATCCTGGTCGGCGTAGGAGACGTCACCGATGTCGATCTTGGTCGAGCTGAAGGTGACGATGTTGCCGGCCGTGGTGCCGTGTTGCCAGGTGAGGTTGCCGAGGGACTCAACGAGGGCAGCCGCGAAGTAGTCCTTGCTGGCGAGGGAGGGAGCCTCGACCGTGATCGAACCGCTGGTGCGGCGATCCGTGATCAGGACTTCCTTGGTTCCACCGACGAGCTCGCGGTAGACCGTGGTGTTGCCCAGGTCCAGGGAAACGGTCTGCAGAGCGGCGGCGTAGGAGAGCAGCTGGAAGCCGCTGGTGCTGCCGTTCTTGAAGATGACCGGGGTCTGCTGAGCGTAGGTGGGGGTAGCGGGGGAGGCGTCAGCGATGACGGCGTTGTAGATGCCGGTGAAGGTGAAGTCAATCGTGGGGATCTGACCCACGGTGCCGTTCAGCGTCCAGGTGCCACGAGCACCGGTGACTTTGTGCAGGACGCCATCCACTGCGTAGTAGATGGTGACGCTGCTGGGGGCGCTGCTGCTGTTCGGTTTGTAGGTGACGCTCGTCGAGGCCACAACCGTTTCGGTCATGGCGCAGGCCTTGAGGGCGGAGCCGAAAGCAGGCGGGGTGCCGAGGGGACTGCCGCCGCCGGCGAGCTCAACGCTGAAGGTGCACTGCACTCGGGTGTTGGCGAGCAGCTGCTCAGATGCACCGAGGTAAGGGCGCACCAGGTCGCGGCTCACCACGTCGCTCTGCTGGGGGACGATGTTGAGGTCGCGGACCAGCACGGCGTCGCTCCCGGAGGGGGTGGGATCGGTGCCGTAAGTCGTCTCAAGCTTGACGAGGATGAGACGTTTGCGGAGAAGTTGGGGCATTTACCTTACCTCTTAGGGGTGGGTGAAAGAGCGGCGAAGCTCAGGGCCAGATCCAGGTAGATGTGCCCTTCTCTGGATCGATCAGGAAAGTTCCTGCGCGAGTGCCGTCATCGTCAACCTCAACACTAAGGTCCCCGGATTGTGAGGCTTGGGTATCGGGGGAGGCGGCAACGGTGAAGGTGAGTCCGTCCAGGGAGGTGTCGGCCTCCGGGGTGGGCTCAGGAGCGGGGGCAGCGGAGGTCTTGCTCATGGGTGTCGGGGGTGAGCCGGCTCGGGGCCTAGGCGAGGGAACTTACGGAGGTGCGGTACCTGATGTCGAACTCACAAGAGATGACGGCAGCAGGGGTATCGGCCTCTACGAACTCAAATGATACTTGAGCTGGCTGCACATCTATGGCGAGGCCGCCGAGCGTCAAGTCGGCCATGAGTTTGGCGTGTAGGGACTCGATGGTCGAATCGGCTGCTTGGTCGGCGATGAGGCTGCGGCTGATGACGACGACGCGAATCCGCAGAGTCCAGTCGAGGGTGGGCAGACTGGTGTTCTGGTCCGGGATGTCGGTGACGGGTTCGACAACGATGGCGGGGGACTCGGCCTTCGCCATTGGCTCTGCGCGGTTGCGGTAGATCCGCGTGCCAACGCCTGTGGTGCCGGTGAGGGCGGTGCGAACCGCCGCCAAGATTGCTTCGCGACGTGTCATAAGTTTGTGGCTTAGGCTGCTGCCATCGTAATGCTTAGTGTTCTGCCGCTAACTTGCGTCAAAGTTACTACTCGGACGTAGCGAATCACGTAACCTGTGTAGAAGTCTGCGTGGGTACCGGCGCCTTTTGTTTTTGACGTATCTAAGGAGGCCCAGGTTGTTCCGTCGATGGAGCCTTGGATTTCCCAGGTAATGTCGCCGCCGGTGACGGTACAAATAAATGTGAAGTTAAGCCCCCTTACCTCTACGACCTCCGATGTGCTGGGGGCTGTAAGAGTAGCGAATGTGTAGACGTTCCGACTGAAGTCGGTGCTTAGGCCGTAGATGGCCATGGGACTAGGGCGGTGGTAAGACGAGTCTAGGTTGTGTGGTTAGGTGGGCTTGGTGGTAGCGGGGCGAAGGGACCTGGATCGATGGTTCCGTGGTGGATGGCGATGGCGCGGCGGTAGAGGTGGCAGTCTGTTTTGCCTGCAGCCTCTAGGCCGAGGCGGATCTTTTCCCAGTTGTCGCGGGTTCGTTGATCCACGGGCCAGGCCTAGGGGGTTATGCCTTGCTTAGCATGAGTACGCAGAATTTGCCGTCGTCGACGAGGGTTGTTTCGCGGACGGTGTAGGCGGTGCCGCCAACGGTGATGGATGCGCTGTAGGTGAGGGAGCCGAAATCGCTGGCTAGGCAGGTGAGGCGGTAGTCGGTTGTGAGAACGACGCCGTCGGCGACGATTTCGGTGGGCATGTCCAGGATGCCCAGGCCGGTGATGGCGCCGGACGTGCAGGTGACAGCAAAGTCACCGAAAAACACGCTGAGGTCCTCGCTTAGTGGCATGGCTCTTAGGGGCGTGATGGTCAGTGGAGCGGGGGCAATGAAAAAGCCCTAAGCCAGGTGGCCTAGGGCTTCCTTCGCAGAACCCGCCTAAAGCTTAGGCGTACTTCTTAGCGCCGACAGCATTGATGCTGTAGGTGTGCGAAGAGGAGGAGGTGGTGCTGACGGCCTTGATCCAGCGCTTGGCGGCGCCTTTGGGGAACACCAGGTACTGCTTGGAGGCAGTGGTGCTGACCTGGGAGAAGGCCACAGCGGACGAGGCAACCTCGGAGCCGCCGCGGTAGAAGGCGGTGGTCACGTCGCTGTAGGAGCCGCCGGAGGTGTCGGAGCTCTGGATCTTGACGTCGAGGGTGGAGGTGCCGCCGTTGGCGACGTCGAGGATGACGACCACGTCGCCCTCGTAGTCGTTCAGGTCAACGGCGGTGCCGTCGAGGTTGCTGGTGCGGACAGCGGTGGGGGCCAGGGCGAAGTGCTGGAGCTTCTCCAGGCCGGTGGACAGGATGGACATGGATCAGTCCTCAGAGGGGGTGGAGGGCTTGGCGGTTTTGGCCCGGGGGGCCTTGGGTGTGGTGTCCTCAGCAGGCTTAGCCGGAGGAGCGGGCGGGGCAGGAGGCTCAGCTTCAGCAGCTTTCCCCATACCAATTAGCAGCGTGGCGACCGCGTCGCTTAGGTCAAGGGTGGAGCCGGCCGAGACCGACTCCCCCGCAACCATCACCTGCCTAAGGAGTGTGATGTACATGATCTAGATGCAGGTGACTTATGAAGCTCAGGTGCCGTAGCAGAAGGCGCCGGGCTGCTTGACGGCGAAGTCGACGTCTTGCAGAGCGATGATGCGGACGGTGCCTGCGGTGGCGCCGGCATAGGGGTCGACGGTGAGGTCGAGGCCGCTCCACATGCCCATGATCATCATGGAGAAGTCGCCGAACAGGGCGTCGTTGTTCTGCAGCTGGTTGGAGACGATGGCGGGGTAGCCATTGATCTCGCCGTTCTCGAACACGAAACCAGCAGCCACAGCCGAGGCGGACTTGGCGGTGGACTTGAGGGCGCCGCGGGCGGCGGCGTTGATGATGTAGCGCATCGAGCCAGCGTCGGCGTTGGCCGTCGCCACATCGGTCTCCATGCCGATGTACTCGTCGAAGGTGCCGTAGGTGGAGATGGTCTGGCTGCCGATACCGGTGGTGTTCACCAGGCCGAGGGGCTGGTTGGAGGAACCGGTGCCGTAGATGCCGGCGCGGTCGAGCTCGAGGGCGATCACGCGGGTCAGGTCGTTACGGACCATCGCTTCCACGTCGATCGAGGCCTGGAGCAGCAGGCGGCGGCTGTAGTCGACGAAGGCGCCCACGGTCTTGGGCGTCATGTTGACCTGGTCGATCGCCTGTTGCGATTCGGTGGGAGCCACATTCTCGCCGACCCAGTAGGCGGTGGAAGCGG